CTGTTCAAACGTTGTGCCGAGTGGCAGATGACCTTTATTATCGCAATTGCGTTTTAAAAGTTCATTCAACACTGCACGGTGGTTGACAAACGTCTTCATCAACACACCTCTGTCCACGAGGCGGAGAAAGTAACTAATCGTGCCATCCATGCGCTTGTAATCTGAAACATTCACAAACGACGATCTTTGGCAGATATCAGCCACTCGCATAGCCACCTCAATTGGTGTCATGCCTGGTGCATACCACGAAAACTTCTTCATCTCCTGACTAAACGAATAAGCAAACGTTGAGAGCGTAAGCTTATCTGCGTCAGGATAAGTGGAAATGTTTCGTGGATCTTTAATGCCTTGATATGCTTCAGCTTTAATGAAACATTTCAAGACTCTAGCAACATGATTTCCAGACAAAACAGCTTTTTGTAGGGACAATTTCTGTGCAGGTGTCACCTTTGTCTCGGCAACGGTGTCATAGTCCACAGGTTCCAGCACTAACCCTTGGCATACGAGATCTATGAATTCTCGTAGGCACTGGTCTCGGATTTCGCTTTGTGGGGGCTCAGTTTTCTTTAAATCATTAATTCTGCCCTTAACACATTGCTCTTCCGATGCTACATTGTTCACGGGGGCGAACGCCTCATGAACGAGCGGTGACATGAATGCTTCCAGCTTAGGTCTATCGTCCTGATTGTAAGTCGACAAACCGTACTGATACGCTCTCACGCCCTGTTTTACGGGAAATACTACCGGTAACTTCTTCCCAATCGCTTTCCGATGGTATTCCGTAAGGATTGCACTAGCGGCGCGTTGGTCCTTACCAAGCCAGCTCGCCACAGTTGGCAACATGAGATTAGTTGTTCCCAATCGAGCCACTGTAGCGACAGCGTCATCCAACTCAGCCGAGACCGTGCACGACAAATGCGTGTTGGGTTTCGCTGTGGTGATGAACGTGTCTTCTGCGGTATGCACTTTGAATCGTACAAAACGCTCGCCACAAGGTGTTTTCTCGATGGGATTAAATCTCTCCAAACGGTTTCCCTCAAACAGCCAAATGCCCATCCATGCTGCCAGTCCTCGAAACACTTTCATTGGTGCTAAGAGGATCAATTGGCGATGGTCAGACACTTGTTTACGCTCCACGGCATAAGTCACCAACTTGTAGGGAATGCCAAGAAACGACTTCCTAACGGTTATCGAATCAAAGGCATAGTTCCACAACAAATGGTCATAATGCCCACCACCAGAGACCAGGGTGTTGAGACGGCCTTGCTCGTTAAAGTAGGTCGCACTATCCTGATCTTTGGTTGTCGCAGCAGAAGGTACAGCCGTATACAACAGCACGGGTTTCTCATGTTTGGCCAAGAAATCCGGCATATTCATGTAATAATCCGTATCACATATATACACCAAATCTTCGGCCCGCATGACATCGCGCTTATTGCAAATATTCGTGTCCTTCGGCCAATACCACTGACGGTTGCCACGGTACTTCTTACGTTGGTCAGACTTCGACATTTGCACGACGAAAAGCCCAACCCCCATTTGAAGCGCCATGGCACTCGCAACCCTGATTCCAAGATTACGAGCGGCAGCAGCATTAGGGTGAGTGTGCCCCTTGGTCAGAGAAACCTTGGGGACTTCAGTGCTATCAAAAGCATCACGTGACAAGTCTGACTCAATTGTCGGCTTGTCACTGATACGATCGCACAAGGTCGATCCGATCCCACGGTAATCGACCTCCTTCAACCAAGCA